TTTGCAACTGAAGACATTATAGATTCATATAATTGCTTGTTTGTTTTCATAGTTTAAAAATAAATTTATTTTTTATATTTATTTTAGTAAAAAAACTATTTTTGAATGATTTATTATAATAAATAAATTGCGAATAAAAATTATTGCCCTATAGTACAACTGGTAGTTACGGTGCTCTCTAAAAGCACGTCAGTCTGGGTTCGAATCCCGGTGGGGCAACCAAAATAAGTAAATAAATATAAAAAATTTATTTGCTTATTTTTTATGTTATTAACAAAAGAAAATATTAAAAATAATGTTATTAAAAATACTGCAGGAATTTATTATATTAAAAATAAATTAAATAATAAGTATTATATTGGTCAAAGTATTAATATGTATAAACGTTTATTGTTTCATATAAATAAAAGTAAAGATGCAAATTATCAACATATACATAGAGCAATTAATAAAGATGGTATTGAAAATTTTGAGTTTGCTATAATAGCATATATTATTTTAGATAATAAAAATGAAATTAAAAACAAACTAGATTTTTTAGAAAAATTTTATATTAAAAAATATAAATGTTTTGGAAAGGATGGTTATAATGCTACAGTCGGTGGTGATAAAGGTGTGTTGGGTTTAATTTAGACACCTGAAGTTAGACAACGCATAAGTGAAGCTAGTATACAAAAAATGCATAAAAAATATAATGCAGATTGCTGGTGTTATAATTTAGATACAAAGGAAATATATTATATTAATCATATATATGAAATTGAAAATATAATTAAATTACCAATAAGATGTTCAGATGTTTTACATTTTATACAATTAAATAAATGTAATAGTATCCATAGATTTATATTTGCAAATACTAAAGAAAATTTAAAAAATAAAATATATTATTTAAACAATAAAAAATATGTATCGCAATTAACTGATGAATAGCGTCAAAAATAGAGAATAGGACTCGCTAAATATATTTATTGCCAATATGATTTAAATATGAATTTAGTATCAAAATTTTATTTAAATGATGTTATTATTAATTTTTCTAAACAACTAATGTACATTCTTAGAAATTAGCAATGTGAAAAACCTAAATTAATAGATAATTATTATTGGGTTAAAAAACAAATTAAAAAATAAATTATGTTTAAATTTGAATTGACTGAATCTAGAAAACCAGAAGATATAATGCAACAACAATATGGTGATCCAATTAAAAATGCAATTTGGAATTATGTTGCTGGATATACTACATCTGTCAATAATATATTACATAAAGGCAAAACTAATATATTAACTAAAGAATTAGATGAAGCCTTTAATGAATATGGAGAATCTGATATAACTAATTTTTATAGAACAGTTGATTGGGACTACATGAAAAATATTTATGGAGTAACAAAAGAAAATATTAGAGAATTTATTGGTAAAACATTTATTAATAAAGGATATATGTCAACTTCATCTGAATTTCAATCTCCATGGGGTTCTAGATGGAATGAATGGGAATTAGTTATACACATGTACGGGGACACGCAATATATTAATGTTAATAATATATTTAATGCTGATGAAATTGATTGTGAAGGCCAAAACGAATTATTACTTCCAAGAAACACTAGACTTAAATTAGAATCTGTAAAAGTTATGAGAAACGAAGAAAAAACTTATTTGCTTGAAATGATTATAATTGCATAATTTTTTAGTATAAATTCACTATGAATTTATTATCCAAAGTTAGCTATATTCATATATGACTTTGGTGTAAAAAATCTAGAAAACTATAAATTAAATTTATCTATAGAAAGTCTATACAACAATTTAGACTTTTTGAATATATAATATAATTCTTTCAAAGATAATGATTTATCTTCTATTTGAAATTCTTCCAATGACTTCTTATAGAAGTATCTAAAATCACTAATCCTTGGTTGAATTATATTTTTTATTTGTTCTTTGGTTCGACTAATATATTGATTATAATATTCATACCCTCTTCTTCCAAGTTCTATAGAAGCAAGAACCATATCTGGCAAATTTAAACTTCTATATAAAAAGTTCCCAATAAAACTAGAATATTCTGATTTAACTTTTAATAGTTTAATATTAAATATATTACATCTTTTAGTTAAATTATTAACAAACTAATTTCTATTCCATGAATTATTAACTAGTTTATTAAACTTAGTTCCCAATTCTTTATTTGAAGACTTCATATTTAAATCTTCGATACTAACTATCTAACATTTATAATAAATTGATTTATTAATTATATTTTTAACTATTTGAATAACTTCATAGTTTCTTTTATTTGAAATATATTGTCTTTCTTTAGAACTAGAATCTAATCCTTTCCCTTTAAGATTAAAGTCTTTATCATTCAAATCTTTAATAGAATAAATTCCAGATTTAATAACTTTAAATTCTGATTCTGATTTCCAATCAACTATAGACCAACCTATATAATTTGGATTCATGTCTATTCCTAAAACTCTATTCTAAATTTGTTTATAATGAATATTATTTAATTTATCTTCTTCATAGCTAATATAGATATATTTACTATCTAATTTATATGTTATTGAAAGATCTTTATTTTGCTATCTAATATATAATTTCTTTAAAATTTGTTTATAATTCTATAAATGAAGTTTTAATTTTATTTTAGTCTATCTATTTGGCTAAAATTGAATATGTTCCAAATCTTCAATTATTCTAAATAATCTATTTCCTTTATATGGTTTAGCCGTTCCTATAGAATACAAAGGATTTAGTTTTTTATTATTTAAAAACTGATCTCTAGTTATTAAACATTTGCATCTTCTAATAAAGTTTCCTTTTCCTCCGAATATAATTTTGGTTTTTTCCGTATTAGATTTAACTAACTAATATGCTTCTCCAATTGCAGATCTGCAAAACCAGTCATTCATTAAATCTATATTATTTAATTGCTTAACTTTCTATTTAAGAATAGAATCAGATTTTAAATAACTATATTCTGGTTGAAGTTCTTGTTCTTTAGACAACTATTGATAGAAAACATGAAAAATTGAAGAATATTGTCTCTAATAATTAAATATTAAAGATTGATATTCTTGATTAACATCATATTTTAGTTTAATAGTTATCATTTAAATTATTTTATAATATAAATTAATTTATATTATATTTATCTAAGTTTTCTAGGAAAATAAATACAAAAAACAATATAATTATATTTTTATATAATTTAAAAATGAATTTAAGTTTTAATGATAACTTTTGAATATGACGGAAAAATATATAAACCATCGAATCTTGAGAAAAAATTAAAAAAGTTGGGTATCACAATAAATGATATTAAAATTATTGATGATACTGATACAAAAGCTGAAACTGAAAGAAAAGAAAAAGTTGAACAACAACAAAATTTAGAACATATAGTTTCTTTATATTGGGACTCTAAATGTAAAGGATGGTATGAAAATGAATCATATAAAGAAATTCCAATGTGGGTAAATGAAGATATTAAAAGTGGTAGATTTATTTATGTAGGCAATTATAATGTAAATGAATTATATGAAGTTAAAAAGACTAATTTTTTAAAAATGATAAATCATTAAAACTTTTAATAATAAATAACATATAATATTTGATAATAGAAAATTCTTCTATAGTATCGGGATTATTTTTAGATCCTTTGAGAATTGTTAAAGATTCAATGATATTGTAGAGAAGTTATAAAAATAAATTTAAATGACTTATGAAAAAGACTAATTATTCAAACATGTCAGCTATTGCTGTCAACAAATCTCTTTTAAAAGAGTATCAAACTTCTTATGGAAGAACTGTTTATCTTGACAAGGATTCCGAATTCCAAATTAAATTATTTAATCCTACTACAGAAACTGTTGCTGCTGAAGTTTTTGTCAATGAAAAATCTCTTGGAGAAAAAATTGTTATTCGTCCAGGCCAATTGATTTGGCTAGAACGTTATTTAGATGAAGCTAAGAAATTTAGATTTGACACCTATGAAGTAGATGCTAATGTAGAAGAGGTTAAACAAGCTATTAGAAATAATGGTGATATTAAAGTAAAATTCTATAAAGAAAAACATTCATATTGGACTAGAGGAATAACAGATCTTCACCCATTTTATGGAAAGGTTGAAATTAATTCTAATTTTGTGCCAAAAAATTGGAATAATACTGACATTATATCTTCAATTAATGACTTAAAATCAATTACTTCTAATGTTGCAACAATGGATTCCTATTCATGCAATTATTCCACAACATATAATGTAGACGGAACTATTGACACAGCCATGACTTCATATTCAACTGCACCAAAATCCAAAGTTAAAAGTAGAGGAATATCACAACCAACAGAAACAGGACGTGTAGAAAAAGGCGGTTATTCAAATCAAAGATTTACTACAATAGATTTAGATATTGAGAACTGGCCATTTGCAACTGAAGAGATCAAACTTCTTCCAAAATCGCAGAAACCTGTTTATAAAGAAGATTTAGAAAAGTTATATTGTCCGCAATGTGGACGTAAAGTTAAAACAAAATTTAAATATTGCCCATTCTGTGGAGAAAAACTTTAGGATATTTGATAATAAAATAGGTTGCTTGAAAAAGTAACCTATTTTTAACTTCTATTTTTTACTTTAAGAAAAAAGTATTATTTTTGCATCGAAATTAAAAATAAAATAATTTTATGAAACAAGATTATTACATAGGTGAAGGTGATTATATTGGAGATGATTGTCCAAATGAAAACTTTAATAAAGTTACTGTTCCTCGTTTATTGGAGTTAGGAATAAAACCAGAAAGCATGGATGAAGTTGCAAAAATGTTTGCAGATATTTATAAGTTAGGATTCTCAAATGGAGAGAGCTGGGTGTATGGAGAAATACAGGAAGGAGCAGAATAATTATGGACAGACTACCAGGCATTTATATTGATACAGACCATCCGCATTTATCAACAATTTTTGATATGATTGATAGCGGAGTATTACTTTATGATAATGGAACATTTAATATTCCTTCTCAATTGCATGGATTAAATAATGAAAATATAGGAATATTACTTGATGGAGGATTAATACATATTTTTATAACAGATTGGTTAGATCCAGAATCTGGACAACTTAAAATGTTCACCAATAAAGACGATATTGAAATTCTTAGAAATTACGTCAATGAAGGAGATACATTTGCAGAAAAAGTTCAAAGAAATTGCGCTTTAATAACAAGATGTAAAATTAGATATGATTCAAAAGATAAAGAAATGATGAAAATTTTTTGGAAAAATTATTTTCAACATACATTAAATTAACTTCTATTTTTTAATTTAAATAAAAAGTATTAATTTTGCATCGAAATTAAAAATAACAATATTATGAAAACTTTTAAACGCACTTGTAATAAATTGAATAAAATTCTGGATAATCGTCCAGAAAGTCAAAGTGAATTTATTGATTCTATCAATGAAATAATTTATAATGAAGTATTTCAATGTGGTGGAGATTTATACTGGAATCGAGAATTATTTATTGATTGCGGAGCCGACCGTGAATTATGTCGGAAAATGATTCATACTGATAAAGTAATGTTTGTTCCATCTGATGATCTTATTGAACACCCTGGAATTACACTGACATATAAACCTGAATTTAGTAAAGAACAATATTAACATTTTAAAATAAAAATTTTATGGAAACCCTTATTATTTTTGTCGGTGCAGCTATTACTGGTATGTTACTATTTATTGCATTAACACTAATGTCAATGAGTAATGATTTGTTTAGAATTAAACAAATTTTAAACAATCATGAGCGCGAGCAGACAGAAACACGTAAAAAAGAATATATTGAAACTGGAAAAATTACACATTAATATGAATGAAACATTTGAAGATATTAAAAATTCAGGTAGACTGATTTACCAATATATTAGAGGTTCTCATGCATATGGTTTAAATGTAGAAACTTCTGATATTGATACCGGTGGTGTATATATCACTGATAATAAACGGCTTCTTGGCCTTCGTTCTAATTACTGTGAGCAAATTGCGGATGAAAAGAATGATAATGTCTGGTATGAAGTTGGCCGTTTTCTTGAATTGCTTATAAATTCCAACCCTAATATGTTGGAAGCACTGTTTGTTCCTGAGAGATGTATTCTTTATAAACACCCTGTTATGGATATTATTCTTGAGAACAGACATAAGTTTTTGACTAAGAAAGCCTTTTCAGCTTTGACCGGATACGGTATAGAACAGATTCGCAAGGCCCGTGGACTTAACAAAAAGATTGTCAATCCAATAGTTGAGAGAAAAGAGCCTATTGATTTCTGCTATACTTTCAGAAAGCAAGGTACCCAACCTATTCAGAATTGGCTGGCAGAACGCGGACTTAAGCAAATTTATTGTGGATTGAACCATCTTCCTAATATGGATCAAATGTATGGTGTTTATTATGACTGGGGCCAGCATATTCATATGGAATGGAAAACAGCTGAAGAATTTGCGGAATTTATGACTACTGCAAAAGGTATTCATTGGGTTGAAGACATTATATTTAATATTGACCGTGATATTTATAACAAACTTGCATACGAACACGGATATGATGCAAAGGAAGATGCCGAATATAATTATCAAAAATACCTAAAAACATATAAAGAAATTATGCCTAAGGGATATCACGGTATAGTTAAAGAGGACGGTTCTTCATGTTATGTCCATCTTGATTCTATTGTTAAAGGTGACAAGCCTATTTGCTGGATGAGTTACAATGATGATGGTTTCCAATCCCATTGCAAGCAATATAAAGATTATAAAGATTGGGAAAAGAAACGAAACCAAGCACGATATGAATCTAATCTTGAGAAGAACTATGATTCCAAGAACATTATGCACTGCGTCCGTCTGATTCAAATGGGTATTGAACTTGCAAAAACTGGTGAATTGAATGTTGACAGAGAAAAGGCAGGTGACAGACAATTCCTGCTGGATATCAGAAATCACAAATATGAATATGATTATTTGATTGATTACTGTGAGAAGAAAAAAGTGGAGATGGATGAAGCAATTAAAACTTGCAATTTGCCAGAAGAGATTGATAAGGAATTTGTAAATGAATTGCTAATTAGAGTTCGACAAGTTTTTGATTATATGGAAAACAGATAAAAGAAAATTGCTAAGGTGTTAATTCCTTAGCAATTTTTGTTATTTTAGAGTATTAAATGATTTTGCATATACATCTTGTCCAAATAGGTAAACAGAATTTGGAGATGTTGGTAATGTATCTGTGCTAATATAATTGTCAACAATAATATTATCTGAAAGATTTATAGATCCATCACAATTATTTAATATTGTAATATTTTTATATACACTATCTCCACGAAGACTGATACTATTAGATGAATTTATAATTACATTTTGAATACCATATGTTATTGAATTAATAATATTACTAGAATTAATAACTATATTATTGTTATTATTTATATTTATGCCTCCATTAAAATTAATAATATTATTATTATTAATTATACTATTAGATAATTTTGTAATAGTATTGCCTTTATATATAAAAATGCTACAATCATTATATATTTTATTATTATAAAAATCTACACTATCTGCCATAGATGCATCTAAATTAATAATTGAATTTATACCAATATAATTATTATAAATAGTAAAATTAGTACTAGTTGATATTAGTGTTTGCTTATATAAATCAAATGGATTAGATTTAATTATATTATTTTTAATAGTATTTGTAATTAATAATAAATTACTAGCATCACTACCTATGTTAAATGTAAATTTATCATTATATTTCAAATTATAAAAATCATATAGAGCTTCATTTCCATATTGATCTTTTAATAATGTAATACAAATTTTAGTATTATTATCTTCTAATTTATAAGTTCCATAAACTTTTAGTGCATTTCCATTATGATCATACATTTCATATAATTTTCTATCTAAAGTTGATACATCATTTGCTTTAACTAATAAACTTAACGAATTAGTATTAGTTGGGCCACTAAAATTACCATTTGGTAAGGCCATACAGCCATCACTGTCAGCATAATAATCATTAATTAAATAAAATTTATTGGGAACCAATGCATTATTAATACTCCATCTTTTTATATCATCAAAACTACATATAGATGCATCTAATGATTCTCTAAGATTAGATATTCTATTACTTATATCATCAATACTTGCATTTATTATATTAATATCTTCTGTTAATTCTCCATAACTTGCATCTATTAAATCAAGTGGTGTATAATAAGATAGAATTTCAGATAAGTTATAATTAGTTACATTAATTTGTCTATATGTTGTTCCTGGAATAATACTAGTATCAACTCTAGAAATTAACATATCATCATTTCGATCTCCATCAATTATTTTATAAAATTGTCCATCTTCATATAATGGATGTTCATCTGGATGTCTTTTTTCTGATGTATTTATAGATACACCGATTTGAGATGTAGCTTCGCCTGTAATATTAACAGCAACGGGAAATCCGGTATAAATATATTTTCTGGATATTATATTAGTATTACTAGAATTTGCAACTTCATAATATAATGATGTTATATCAGTAATAGGTGAAATATTCATTCCACTTGCATCGAATAATTGAATACTTTTCGCAGTTGTTAACATAATTATTAATTAAAAACACACTTTTTCTATATATTATTTATTTTTATTGAAACTTTTTACTAACTTTATTTATAATAATAAAATATTGTTTAGTTAAATAGAAATTTTAACTTCTATTTTTTAGTTTAGGAAAAAGGTTGTAATTTTGCAACGTTAAATTAAAACAACAAAATATAAACATGAAAACTATGAATACAAAACTTATTAAACTTTTTAATGTAGCTTTAGTAGAAAACACTCCATCTAAGAATATGTTTAAGAATGTTAATCGGCTTGCAGCTCAAGTTGGTTATTTTGTTCATCCTGATGTTTGTAATGAATCTGTTCTTGCTTTCTTAGAAGAGCAGACTATTAATCCTAATGCTACGTTTTATAAAAATTGGGAAGATGTCATATCTAAAAATAGGCTTGAATTGGCGCTTGACCAAGTTTTTCATTATTTGACTACATACGGGACTGATTTTGCACTGGGTAACGGTTATGTTCCTAATGATGAAGAAAATAATGCACCTGTTATTGACTTTAAGAATTTTAAGGTAATTATGCCTATTTCCGCTGATGATTTGTTTAATCGTTGTTGGAATATGCTTTGTTCAGGTGTAGCACTTAAAGGTGATACTATGCATGCAGTGGCAGATTATGTTATTGAGCATGTTTATAATGGGAAAATGATTAATGTAGATTCTATTAAAAATAGAGAAGCATTAGTTTATATTTGTGATACATTGAATATATGGCCGGAGAATGCACATAATTTGTTCAGACTTATTATGTATAAAACAACCAGTGATACAATGATCGTTAATAACGATGAAACAATTCGTAAAATTAAAAAATCTGGATATGTATTTGATTTTAATAAATTGTCAGATGCTGATTTAACTCATCTATCTTCTATTTTCTTGCGATATAAAAAGTTGTTCTTGGCATTTAAACATAATGAATATGTTGATAATCGTTCAGCTATTAATAAGCTTCGTAAGCTTGCTATTAAAAACCATAAGCCATTTAAGG